CCAGCCATAACCACTGATTGTATTCTTAGCTGCTATTGTTGATTTTGGGTCGCCTCCACCTCCTGAGAGATTAGGAAACTTAACATCAATCGCTGCTCTAACTTCCCCAAAAAAAAAGCGACATCCCAAATAGTTGCCATGTCTAACTTTTCAAACAACTTAGCTCTTTTATCTATCAAGTCATCATTTAATTTTTCAGACTCTCCTTCTTTTTTACAAAGAATAGCTATTTGTCTTGGTAAAATCTCTATTCTACCTTTTTCAAGAAGATTAGCCTGCATCTCTAACTGTTCAGCCTCAATATATCTACCAAAAGAAGATTTCTGCATAAGTTCTTCTGGTAAAATAAATTTCTCATCACCTATTTTAAAAGATGATATATGTATTGGTGTGTATGGCTCGCTTACAAAAGCAAGAGTTTTCATAACTTCTGATGCCATATCTAAATCCAACATACTAACCTCTTGCTCATCTAAATTACACCAAAAAGACAAAACTTTAGTGTTATCTTTTAAATCATCAAGAGTTCTCTCCCATTGAGCAACCTCATCACCCTCTTTTACTTCTCCCTTATCTTCAAAGCCTCCTATTAGCTTTGAAAATTCCATAAACTGCTTAAAGCTAACATCAGCCCAGCAATTTGGTATTTTTACTTCTTTTTCGTTTAAAACAAATTCTTCCATTAATTTAAGTTTATTTTTTCTTCATTTTCTGTACCTGGTT